CAAAGCGTCACTGGTTAAAGAAGCCCGTAGCATCACCGATATTGCGGCCGGCGAAGATCGGGACCTCAATGACGAGGAAGTTACATCGTTCGATGCACTCAGGGTGCGCATCGATGCGGCCTCCATTGCGATTGACCGCGAGGCGGCGCTGATTGCCGAAGAGGCACGCCTGGCGACGAGTACTGCCATTGGGCCGATCGTCACAGACAATCGCGAAAACGATCCGCTGCACGGCTTTGCCAACGTGGGTGAATTCATGGTGGCCGTGTATCACGCTGAGAAATACGGCAAGGCGCCCGATGCGCGCTTGCTGATCGGTGGCGGCATGAACGCCGCTGCGCCGTCGAGTTTTGCGAACGAGTCGGCTGGACAAGACGGTGGCTTTCTCGTACCGCCGCAGTTTGCGCAGGATATTTTTAAGCTCTCGACCGGCGAAGACTCGCTCCTGCCGCTGACCGACAACGTCGAGATTAGCGGCAACAGCATGGCGTTCCCAAAGGATGAGACCACCGCCTGGGGCAACAACGGCATTCGCGCCTACTGGCAGGGAGAGGCCGCACAGGCGACTGCGACGAAACCGGTGCTAGGCATTTCAACGCTGCGGCTTAAAAAGCTCATGGCGCTGGTGCCCACCACCGATGAGTTGCTGGAAGACGCCAATGCGCTGACCACGTATCTGCCGGAGAAGGTGGCGCTGTCGATTCGCTGGAAGACTAACGAGTCGATCTTGTTTGGCGCCGGCGCGGGTTTGCCGATGGGCTGCATGAGCGGTGGCTCGGTCGTCACCGTGGCCAAGGAGTCGGGGCAGGCAACGCAGACGCTTACGCCGCAGAATCTCGCCAAGATGATCTCGCGCTTGCCCTCCGGTTCGTTTGGTCGGGCGGTGTGGATTATCAACAACGATGTGCTGCCGGCACTCTTTACGCTGACGCTCGGCAACTACCCGATCTACCTCCCCAACGGGCTGGCGGTGGGCGGCATTCAAGTCTCGCCCTACGGCACGCTGCTCGGGCGCCCGGTGATCGTGTCGCAGCACGCGAACACGTTCTCCAGTCTGGGTGACGTGTTGCTGGTGGACTTGTCCTACTACCAGACCATCACCAAGGCCGGCGGCATGCAGACGGCGACTTCGATGCATCTGTATTTCGATGCGGACATGACGGCGTTTCGCACCACCTTCCGCATGGACGGGCAATCGAAGATCGCAGCGCCGATCACCCCGGCCAAGGGCACGGCAACCCTGTCGCCGTTTATTCAACTGGCCGCGCGCTAAGGCGCCGCCGGGCCCACAAGGAGATATCAAATGTTCACAAACTCTAAAGCCAGCGAGATGCTCGCCATCCTCGCCACCATCGATCCGGCCAGTCAATCGGCCGGATCGGCCACCACGGGCTGGGTGTCCGTTGCCAATCACCACGGGTTGCTCGCGGTGGTGCAAACTGGCGTGTTGGGCACCTTGGCCACTGTTGATGCGAAGTTGCAACAGGCAACCGACAGTTCCGGCGCCGGAGCCAAGGACGTCGCTGGCCGCGCGATCACCCAGATCGTCAAAGCCACGGGCGACAACAAGCAGGCGCTGATCAACCTCAAGCCCGAAGATCTCGACACGTTGAACGGGTTTGGTTTTGTACGTGTGGCACTGACCGTCGGTGTGGCTGCCAGCATCACTGGCGCCCAGTTGCTCGGTGTCAATCCGCGCTTCGCCCCGGCCGATGCTGCTAACCAGGCGGCCGTGGTTCAGGTCATCTGATCCATGCCGCTGCAACTCGTCACCCCACCCGCAGGGGAGCCAGTCTCGCTTATTGAGGCCAAGCTCCATTTACGGGTGGACTTTGACGAGGACGACACGCTGATTGCCTCATTGATCTCGGCGGCCCGGCAAGCCGCTGAGACCTTGACCGGACGTCAGTTCGTCAATGCCCGCTGGAAACTGGTGCTCGATGGTTTCCCGCCTTGTGCCATCGCACTTGCCAAATGCCCGGTGCAGTCGGTGGTGGTCATCAACTACCTGGATATGAACTCAAGCGTGCAAACCATGCCGGCCTCGACCTACACGGTAGAGTCGGCGTGTGAGCCAGCGCGTATCACGCCTGTGTTTGGTCAGGTCTGGCCGCCCAGCCTGCCGCAGATTGGCGCGGTGTCAGTTACCTTTGATGCCGGCTACGGCGCAGCATCTGAAGTACCTGAGGGCATCAAGAGCTGGATCAAGTTGCGCGTGGGTAGTCTCTACACGCACCGCGAAGAAATGGCCGTATTGAGTCGCGGGCGCATTGATCCGCTGCCCTTCGTCCAGGGCTTGCTTGATCCCTACCGTGTGGTGCTGGTGTGAGTGCCTTGCGCGCCGGGCAGTTGAACCGCCGCATCACCCTGCAACGCCCGGGCAGCGCACAGGACAGTTTCGGCGCGGTGCAGAGCACCTGGATCGATGTGGCCTCGGTGTGGGCGGACATTCAGCCGCTGTCCGGGCGCGAGCTGGAAAACGCACGCCGGATGGCGAGCGAAATCTCCCACCAAATCACGCTGCGCTATCAAACCCTGTTCACTGATACCCGTGCGGTGGCCACCTATCGCGCGCGCTACAAGGGGCGTTTTTTTAATCTGCACGCCGCACTGAATGAAGATGAAGCCAACGTGCTCATCACGCTCCTGGCATCAGAAGGACTGAACGATGGCTAAGTTTGAGAGCGTGCAGGTTCAGGGGCTTGATCAACTGGCCAAGGCCTTGAGGGAGTTGCCGCAGCGTGTTGCACGAAACGGTCTGCGCGCGGCGGTCTATGCCGGCGCCAAAGTGATTCGCGATGAAGCCAAGTTGCAGGCACCGGTTGCCACCGGCAATCTGGGACCGAACCAGCCGCCGCCGGGCACTTTGAAGCGCTCGGTAATCATGAAGCAAATTCCGGAGCTATCAGGCGCACAGAAACAGACCTTCTTCGTGACGGTGCGCCACGGCAAGAAGTACAGGAAGCAAGGCAAAAAAGGAAACCTCTCGCAAGACGCTTGGTACTGGCGCTTTGTGGAGTTCGGGACCGTAAAGATGTCGGCGCGCCCGTTTCTGCGGCCTGCTTTTGACATGAAGAAGAACGAAGCCGTCACCGCCATCAAGACCCGGCTCGCTCAGCGCATCGAGCAGGCCGCGCAGGAATTAAAAAAGTGATTCAACAAGACATATTCGCGGCACTATCAACATTGGCCGGGGGACGGGTGTTTCCGAACATCGCACCCAACAATGTGCAAAAGCCCTACGTGGTCTACGCGCGCGTCTCAAGCGCACCCGACAACACCCTGGCCGATGGCGCGCCGGTTGAGAACACCCGGCTGCAAGTCGATTGTTTTGATACCAGCTACGCCGCGGCTGTGACGCTGGCCATGGCAGTCAAGGCCGCCATGACAAGCAGCACCATCACCCATCTCTTGCTTTTGGAGCAAGACCAATTTGAGCCTGAGGCATTGCTGCATCGGGTGATTCTGGATTTTTCGATCTGGCACTAACTTTTTAGGAGAACCTTCATGCCCAGTACAGCCATCTCAGCCCAAGGCTCCACGGTCAGCATTGGTACGACCACCGGGTCGGCCATCAACATTACTGCCGTCTCACTGACCAACCCCTGTCGGGTGACGCTCTCTGCCGTCACAGCGCTTAACAAGGGTGACGTGATCACCGTAGCAGGCGTCATCGGCACCACGCAGCTGAACGGCAACAGCTATGTCGTGCAGTACATCGAGCCGGTCGCCAAGATCGTCACACTCGCCGGACTCGACGCGACAGGATTTACCACCTACGCCAGCGGCGGCTCGGCCACACCGGTGCAGTGGACCAAGATTTCTAACGTCAAGAGCTACAGCGGCTTTGACGGTTCGGCCTCGGAGATTGAGCGCACCAACTTCGATTCAACCGCCAAGGAATTCATCCTGGGTCTGTTTGATCCCGGTGCGTTTTCCATCGAGGTCGACCAGGACAACAGCGATGCGGGGCAACTGGCGCTAATGACGGCGCTGGTCACCGGGGTGGCCAAGAGTTTCAAGCTGCTTCTGCCCAATGGGAACACGGCCACCTTCACCGCCTATGTGAAGAAATTCAACAGTCAGGGCGCAGTGGATCAGGCAATCCGGCGCTCGGCTGAATTGCGCATCTCCGGCTCCATTACCTGGGCTTGATCGCTTGGCGGCCTTTCACCAAGCAGGCATTGACAGAGGTAGGCCAATGAACTACCATATTACTATGGAATTTGAATGGGATGAGATCAAAAGTAGCGCGTGTTACGAGGAACGCGGCTTTGATTTTGCCTTTGTGCTGCACGTTTTTCTGGATCCTGACCGGCTTGTCCGCAAGGACCATCGCTGGGACTACGGCGAAGACCGCTTTGAGCTCACAGGTGTAATTGATGGGCGTGTATTTGTGCTGATCTACACGGTCCGAAGCACCCGTATTCGCATCATCTCTGCTCGCAAGGCCAACCGTCGAGAGGTTAAAGACTATGAAAACAACGCGCGTCAAAATTGATCTGAATCGAGCATCCAGCCTGCCCAAGGGGCGCGTTGATAAGCGCCACTTGGATGCGACCACCGAGCGCGAGATTGTTATGCAGCAAAAAGCAGATGATGTGGGCGCTTTGCTGGACGCCGCCAAATTTGCCAGGCGGGTGCGCAAGCGCCTGGGACTGACGCAGTTGGAGTTCTCGAACCGAATCGATGTGTCGCTCGATACCATTCGCAACTGGGAGCAAGGTAAGCGCTGCCCCACGGGTGCCGCCAAAGCGCTGCTCAAAGTACTCGACAAGTCACCCGAGTCAGCGCTGCTTGCCTTGAGTTAATCCCTGCAGTTCGCAAGGCCACACGGCCTTGCTCCCACCCCGAACCCGCCCTTGGTCTGAACCTCGGCGGGTTTTTTCATTTCTGGAGCATTTATGACCCTACTTTCCAAAACCGCCATCCTGACGGCCAACGATCTTCAAACCGAAGACGTCGAGGTCCCCGAATGGGGTGGCGCTGTGCGCGTGCGCAGCTTCACCGGTCGCGAGCGTGATGCGTTCGAATCCAGCATGGTCCGCGGCGATGGGCGCGACCGCAAGGTCGATCTCACCAACATGCGCGCGCGCCTGGTGGGCCTCACTGTGATTGATGAAACCGGCCAGCGCCTCTTCACCGACGACGAGGTCGATCTGCTGGGTGCCAAATCCGGCGCAGCACTGGACCGGGTCTTTGCGGTTGCGCAAAAGCTGAACGGCCTATCGGGCGCCGATGTGGAGGAACTCTCAAAAAACTCCAGCGGCGTCCCGAGCGCCGTTTCTACTTCCGCCTCTGCCTTGCCCTCGGGTTCGCCCACCCTGATCACCTCCTCAAACGCTTAAGCAGTCAGCAAGTGGCCGAATGGATGGCGTTTGCCGGGCTCGAAGGTATGCCGGATGCGCGGGCGGATTTTGGTTTCGGGCAGATCTGCGCAACGCTCGCCAACGTACACCGGCGCGAGTGCCAGGACGCCTACCGGGCGGACGATTTCA